ACAAAGATCTGGCTGATGAAAACACGCTTCTTGCTATAACCGATAAACGCCTCCGCGCTGTAACCAAAGCTCGTATGGAGGCAGCTGATAAAGGTGGCAACCAGAATCAGGTTAACGCGGCTGGTCAACTTGCTGGGGCACAGTACGATCTCCAGGCAGCAGAGGCAGCCAGGAACAAAGAAACGAAGGAGGGCCTGGCTGCCGGCAAGAAAGCCGAAAATCAGGCCGAATCAATAGCGCAGAAGCTGGCAAATCTGAAGCAGCAGTCAGAGCTGGCTGGTGATTCAATCCGCAATCTAAGTCGCGATCAGGCCATTCTGACTGCTCAGCAGTCGCTTGGAAGCGCTGCAACGAAGGAAGATATCGCGCTTGCTGGTAAGTATGCGGCTGCGAAATGGGACACCGGCAATGCTATAAGAGCGCAGGCTGCGGCTGAAAAGCTACTTCCAGAGGCTAAAGAGAACGCGAGCTATAAACAGGATGTTGAAGATCTGAGTGCTGCACTGTCAGCAAAAAAGATTAGTCAGCAGCAGTACAATGCAACATCTGAACAGCTTGAAGCGCAACACCAGGTCAACCTCGCAAAAATTCGTGCCGAGACAGCGGCAAGAGTTTCGCCCACTCAAGACGCGCAAGGAGCTATCGATCCCGTTCAGGCGCTGGCAAACGAGAACGCCCGCAAACTGGCGCTGATTCAGGAGTTCGAAACTGAGAAAGGCACCATTACTGCTAACGGACTGGCGCTTATAAACGCAGCCAATACCGAGTATGAGGAGGCCCGAATCGATGCTGCGTGGAAGATATGGGAAAACCAGAGTCAGGCAAATCAGATGCTGGGCGATGCAATCGACTCACTTCAGGGCGGAGCAACAAACGCTATCACCGGCTTACTTAATGGTACACAAAGCCTAGCTGAGTCGTTCGCTAACATTGGGACGACCATCCTGAACAGCGTCGTGAGCGGCCTTGTGGAAATGGGCCTGCAGTACGTCAAGAACATGATTATGGGACAGGCGGCCGCAACAGCCGCTCTAGCATCAACGGCAGCTCAGGCAACGGCAGCAACCGCCGCATGGGCTCCTGCAGCCATGAGCGCATCAATAGCAACACTTGGCAGCGCTTCAGCAGTAGGGACTACAGCCTATACCACAGCATTAGCGGCATCAAAGGGGCTGGCAATAGCTGGCGCTCGCGAGCACGGCGGGCCCGTCAACGCGAGCAGCATGTATCGGATAGGTGAAGGCGGTAAGCCTGAAATCTTCAAAGCCAGCAATGGCAGCCAGTACATGATTCCCGGCGACAATGGCAAGGTTATTAGCAATAGCGATCTGGGTGGGATGGGAGGAGGTGGGAGCACAATTCAACAGGAGGTGCATTTCCACATCACAACCACTAATGGCATTGATGATGCGACCATGAATAAAATGGCTGGGATGATGAAGCAGGTTGCGCTTTACCAGATAAAGGATCAGCAGCGGCCCCGAGGTATGCTGAGCAAGGGGCGGTAAATGCTTGGTATAATATTCAACGTGATTAATTAAAAAAGGGATTAATGATGGATTATCAGATAAAAGAAATTACGTCGTTTGACAACATGAACGGATCGGGAATACTTGCAAAAGTGAGTTTCCTTTCTGACGACCACAATAAATATATTGTCGTACATGTGAGACTGCCCCTTGATAAAAACGCCTCGCTGGCTGAAGTTGAGGCCAGAGCCTTGAATGAGGCAAAGCAACAACTGAAAAGCCTCACATCTGAGTTTTAATTGCGCTTAAAAGCCACATAAAGACCCGCTCCGGCGGGTTTTCTTTTATCCGGAGCACCCATGCCAGAAACTTTCACATGGAGCCCACAAAAGGGCTTCACGGGCGACCGTACGCCTGATGTAGCCGTAGTTAAGCTGGGCGATGGTTATGAGCAGCGGCAGGTTAAAGGTATCAACCCGTTGATGGGACGGTACCAGCTGACGTTCGTAGGCTTCGACGATGCCAAATGCTCACGACCTAACGCGGCTAAAGCGGCCGATGCGTTCCTGAAAGCGAGGATGGCTGTCGAAGCATTCTACTGGACGCCATCTGATACTGGCGTGCAGAGGCTGTTTGTGTGCCGGTCATGGTCACTGAAGAAGACAGGCAATCAGCATGAGCTGACCGCCACGTTTGAGCAGGTGCCGAGATGAGAGATATACCAGCAGAACTGATCATCGAAAGCACTGATTCCGGCGTTGGCGCGATGCTCGACCTGTTCGAGGTGGACCTTCAGTCATTCGGCGGCGATGTCATCCGCTTCCATGCAGGCACGAACGGCTATTACGGTGACGTCATCTGGCAGGGCCGACAATATTCAGCCTATCCGATTGCGGTTGAAGGGTTTGAAACCAAGTCAGAAGGCACATATTCGCGGCCGACGATGAAGGTGGCGAACATTACCGGACTTATCACTGGCATCAACCACGATTTCGATGATGCATTAGGTGCTGTAGTGACGCGTCGGCAGGTGCTGGTAAAGCATCTCGACGCGGTTAACTTCCCGAATGGAAATGCTGATGCAGACCCGACTATGGAAGCTGTATCTCGTTACGTCATTGAGGAGATGGCTGAAGAGACCTTTGAGACTGTCACTTATAACCTCGCAACGCCGGTCGACTGTGATAACGCCATCATACCGGCGCGAACCATACTGGCTGATGTTTGCCAGTGGGTTTACCGCGGCGACGGCTGTGGCTATTCAGGCGGGCCGGTGGCTGATGAGAAAGATAATCCCACCTCTGACATGTCACGGGATAAGTGCTCAAAGCACCTCACCGGTTGCCGTATGCGATTCCCTAAACCTGAACCGCTTCCCTATGGTGGCTATCCCGGCTCTGCCAAGGTGTCCTGATGATTGAAGATGAATGCCTGGCATATGCGGCACTATCCAGAGATGAGGTATGTGGCCTGATTATTGATGACCTTCGGTTCATTCGATGTGATAACCAGCACCCGGACCCGGGGCGAAACTTTCGCATAGGCGATACAGACTGGATGAGAGCAGAAGCGGCGGGAGAAATCACCGCCGTTTTTCATTCCCATCCAGAGCCAAAGCTTGTTCTTTCGGCTGCCGACAGGGTGGCGCAGATATCAACCGGCATTGAGTGGTGGCTGGCAAGCTCTGGCATGCTTCGAAAGTTCCGACCGGTACCGCATTTGCTGGGCCGCCGGTTCGAACATGGAGTGATGGATTGCTACACGCTTTTCCGGGACGCCTACCACCTGTGCGGTATCGACCTGCCAGACTTCGAGCGCACTAACGGATGGTGGGTGAGGGGTGAAAACCTCTACCTGAAGAATATGGCTGCCAACGGATTTTACGAAGTTACTCTGGCCGACATTCTGCCGGGTGATGTGATCATTCGGCGCGCCTTCCCAGAATCCGATCCTTGCCACGCAATGCTCTGGCTCGGAGGCAACACTGTGCTTCATCACGAACTGGCTGGGAGACTCAGCCGCCGCGAGCCCTACCGGCAAGCCTATGTAAGCCTGACGCACTCTATATGGAGGCATGAACAATGCTCATCTTTAGATTTGCGGGGAATCTCCGACGACATTTCCGCCAAATCACTCTGAACGTTGATACACCCTCGCAAGGCCTGCGCCTTCTGCTTGCTCAATGTCCCGCATTCAAACGCGATTTCTATAAAACCCGTCTGCGGCTTCGCATCGATGGCGGTGACGTGTCACAGGATAACCTCGAATTCCACATGAACAGGCACCTGAAGGACGGGGCAACAGTCCTCTTCGTGCCGATCGTTGAAGGCGCAATCAGCGCAGTAGCTGCAGTGTGGATCATGGTGGCCGTCACGGTCGCTTCTGTCGCTTACTCGCTCTATATGACCTCACACATGAAGACGCAGAGTTCAGCAGACCAGGACACAAACTCCATTACCAACAACTCATTCACCAGTGCTGAGAACCGAATCGGACAGGGCAGGCCGGTCCCGCTTCTGATTGGCGAAATGGTGGTTGGCAGCAACGTTATCTCTCTCGGTATTGATACCAGCAACAATCAGGACTGGGATATTTCCATCAGTTAAGGTGAAAGCATGAGCTCAGGCGGCGGTGGCGGAAGCACTCCCAAACTTATTGATGACAATCTCAAATCAAAGCAGTTTCTCAAAGCCCTCGACCTCATTAGTGA